AGCTCCAGCCCCTGCCGAACGTCCCCAGCCGCGAGCAGATCGAGCGGTTTGAGGGGGCGCTGCTCGACATGGAGCAGGCGGGGGCGGGGGTCGTCATCGACACGAGCCACCACTTCGCAGATGGGCAGTACGCCCGGACGGTGTTCCTGCCCGCTGGAACCTTTGCCACGGGCGGCGAGCACAAGCACGGGCACCTGAACGTGTGCCACGGAGACATCACGGTCTGGACGGAAGAGGGCATGAAGCGGCTCACCGGATACCACGTGATCCCGTCCAGTCCAGGCGCCAAGCGGGTGGCATTTGCCCACGCCGACACCTACTGGACGAGCGTTCACCTGAACCCGGGCGATGAGCGCGATCTGCACGCGCTGGAAAACAACCTGGTCGAGAACCCGGAGCGCCTGCAATCACGGCGTACCGGAGCCATCGCATCCGACACCGTGGAGGCCATCGAATGAGCTTCATCTTCACCGCTGCCGGTGCGACGGCAACCACTGCCGCAATCGCAACTGCCGTCGTCGGGACGACGCTCTACGGCGTCGAGCAACAACGCAAGGCCGCGAACCACCAGAAGGACGCGCTGCTGGCCCAGCAGGAAGCGGACGCACGCGCCGCTGCCGAAGCCGAGACCGGCGCCGCGACCGAGGCCAACGCCCGGATTGCCGACCGCAACCGGCGCCGCCGCAACTCGGCCCTCGGGCTGGGTGACACCACCACGCTCGGCGGGAGCAACCCGGCCGCGCTGGGCTCTGCCACGTTCGGCGCCCCCGCTGCGTCGCGTGGTGCATCCACGGTGGGCAGCACGGCGGCATCGGGCGGCATTGGCCGCGTCGGTTCTGTCTCTGCCCTGGGCATGGGCAGCGGTGGCGGCGCTGGCTTCAACCCCCCGAGCCGAAAGCAGGCCGTCTGATGGCGAACATTGCCGAACTGTCCAAGCGCTTGACGCGCCTGAAGGAACTGCGCCAGCCGCACGAGCAGGTGTGGCGCGAGTGCTTCGACTACTCCTGGCCGCTGCGTGGCTCCGGCCTGGTGGGCGACGGCAAGATGAGCGCGCAGCAGGGCCTCGACCGCAAGTCGAGCCTTCTGCATTCGCACGCCACCGACGCGGGCCGGATCCTGGCCTCGGCGCTGGTGTCCGGTGCAACCCCGTCCGCTGCGGTGTGGGCGCTGCTGCATGTGGCGGGCGCGGAAGAGGGCGGCAAAGCGTGGCTGGACGAGCGCGCCAAGCAGATCCACGAAGAGATCCACGGCAGCAACTACGACGCGGCGGCATTCGAGTGCGCCCTCGACATGGTGGGCGCGGGCTGGTTCGTGCTCTACATCGACGAGGATCGCGACCAAGGTGGGCTGTCGTTTGAGCAGTGGCCCATTGCCCACTGCTACCCGTCTGCATCCAAGGCTGGCGGCCTGGTGGACACCCTGTTTCGCTCGTACACCCTGACCGCTGAGCAGGCGGTGCGCGAGTTCGGCGAGGGAGGCGTGTCGGGTGACACGTTCAAGGCGGCGATGGAGCGGCCCGACACCGAGGTCGAGATCTGTCACGCCATCTTCCCGCGCTGGCCGAGCGTGCAGGGCGCCAAGCTGGCGCGGAATCTGCCTTTCGCGTCGGTGCACTTCGAGACCAAGCAGCGGCATGTACTGCGCGAGTCGGGCTATCACGAATTCCCGTGCGTGGTGCCGCGCTGGGCGGTGATCCCGGGCACGCCCTACGCCGTGGGGCCGATGTTCGATGCGCTGCCGGATGCGCGGGAACTCAACGACTTCCTGCGCCTGGACCGGGCGAACAGCGAATTGGCCGTGGCGGGCATGTGGGTGGCCACCGATGACGGCGTGCTGAACCCGCGCACCATCAAGGTGGGGCCGCGTCAGATCGTGGTGGCGTCGTCGGTGGACAGCATCAAGCAACTGTCTGCCGGTGGCGACTGGCAACTGGCCGACAGCCGCATTGCTCAGTACGTGGCGACGATCCGCCGCATCCTGATGGCCGACCAGCTGCAACCGCAGGACGGCCCGGCGATGACGGCGACAGAGGTGCATGTGCGGGTCAACATGATCCGGCAACTTCTCGGCCCGGTCTATGGCCGCCTGCAAGCCGAGTGGCTGGCCCCGATGGTCGAACGTGTGTTCGGCATCCTGTACCGCGCTGGCGTGCTGGGTGAGGCCCCTGCGGCGCTGGGTGGGCGTGGTCTGCGGGTTCGCTACAACAACCCGCTGAGCCGTGCGCAGCGCATGGATGACGTCGGCGCCATCGAGCGCCTGAACCTCAACCTGGCGCAGATGGCGCAGGCCAAGCCCGATGTGCTGGACCTCGTGGACTTCGACGAGCAAACCCGAGCACTGGCCGAGGGCCTGGGCGTTCCCGGCAAGACGTTGCGCACCCGAGAGGCCCTGGCGCAGTTCCGGGAGCAGCGCGCCCAGCAGCAGCAACAGGCGCAGCAGCAAGAGCAACAGCAGCAGGTGCAACTCATGGCGGCAGACGCGGCCATGAAGCGCGTGGCCTGAACCAGATCAAGGAGAGAGAGCGATGGCTGATGTGAGCAGCGGGCTGGCGAGCCTGACGGGTGGCGGCTGGGATGTGAAGGAGCCGAGCGAGGGCGGCCAGTTCGGGTCGATCAACCCCGTTGCCTCGATCATGGTGGCGACCAAGCAGCCGCGCAACATGCCCACCATCGTGGCGCACCGTGGCGGCCCCAACATCGAGCCCGAGGAGTCCATGCAGGCCTACCGGGCGGCCTACGCCTCCGGCATCCGCTATCTCGAGATCGACTGCCACCGCCTGGCGGACGGCAACGTCGCGGTGATGCACGACATCACTGTCGATCGCACCACCGACGGCACCGGCAACGTCAATAGCTTCACACTGGCCACTTGGAAGGCGCTGAAGCTCGATCCGCTGACGGCCAACAGCGCCGCTTATGCCGCAGTCGAGGCCCCCCCGACCATGGCCGAGGTGCTGGATTGGGCGGTGGACAAGGATGTGGTCATCGTGGGCGAGTCCAAGACCGCCGAGGTGGTGGTGCCCATGTTGCGCGAGCTTCAGATGCGGAGCTTCCCGAAGTCCAAGTTCATCTGGCAGTCCTTTTCCGACTCTCACCTGGTCATCGCCAAGGCGGCGGGCTATCCGTGTCAGAAGCTGGAAACCGACCCGACGATTGCTGGTGCTCAGGCGGCTGCGGCGGCTGGATATGAGCACTACGGCGGTGACTATGCGAATTGGACGCAGGCCGAAGTGTCTGCCGCCAAGGCGCTTGGCCTGAGGGCGTGGGCCTACACGCTGCACCGCCGGTCTGACATCGACGCCATGGCCTCGCTCGGGATCGACTACGTGTTCGTCAACGACCCGATCCATGCCATTGGGCTCGTGAATGTGAAGTCGGTCCCGTTCTCGGCTGGGCGTTTCATGCCGGGACATTTTGGGATGTACCCGACTGACCCAGCCGTTCAGCGCGGACAGTTCAACGCAGACGGCACCTGGCAGATCGGCACCAACGCAAGTGCTACCTACCAGGGCGCCATGATGGGTTGCCTTGGTCCGATCGGTGGCGCTGCTGGCCTGCCGTCCAGCTACACGATCAGCGTGACGTTCACGATTGACTCTGTGTTCGCGGCAACTCGCTGGGTCGGCATCGCGCTCAACATGGCAAGCGATGCGTCGTTCCAGGACAGCGCTCCCGATGGTGCGTGCCACCACATCCTCTTTCGGCAATCTGGCGTGCTGGATGTTTACAGCAAGCTCGCTGGCGCATCAGCGGCCCTCGGCGCGTCACAAACAGGAACCGCACTCACGCTGGGAACAAGCTACACCGCCACCATCAGCGTCACCCCCACGGGCGTCAGCGTCACCTGCAACGGCACCACCACCACGTTCAACGATGCCCGATTCCGTGGCGGCTATGTCCAGATCGGCAGCAACGGGGCTGTGGTGCGGTTCTCCGATGTGTCGGTCAGCTACTGATGCAGCGCCAACCCCTCGACCCCGGCGCCTACGCCCGCCTGTTCCAAGGCCACCCGGACGGCCCGGCCGTGCTGGAAGACTTGGTAGCGCGCTTCTACGACACGGCCATATGGCACCGCGAGCAGCGCGAGACCGACCGACGAGCCGCCCGGCGCGAGGTGGTGCAGTTCATCCTCGCCCGGCTGGGTCAGGCCGAGGACTCGCCCGCCGACGATCACAACCCGGCTGCGTGAGCGGCCTTCTCAACCCCCTGAAGAGGTGATTCGATGAATCGGAGGTTCCATGTTCTCCAAGCTCCGCTCGACGATGCAGGCACGGGCGGCGGCTCGGCAGGCGACGGTGCAGGCGCTGATGGCGCAGGCGCAGGTGGTGACAACGGCGCGGGCGCTGGCAGCGGTGGCGACACTGGCGCGGGGTCTGCTCTGGCCCTGGGAGCCGGGTCGGGCGCTGGTCCTGCGGACGGTGGCGGCCAAGCTTCGGGCACTCCGGCTGCTCAACCCCAGCAAGGCGCCGACATCCCGGAAAAGTTCCTCGTCAAGAACGCGGCGGGCGAGATCGACTACCAAGCGACGGCGCTGAAGCTGGCCGCTGACGGCTACAAGCCGCTGGAGCGCCGCCTTGGCAGCGGTGACGCCCGGCCGGTGAAGGTCGAGGACTACCAGGTCAAGGTGCCCGAGGCGCTGGCCGACCGCATCAACGCCGAGCAGCTTTCGCAGGACGAGGGCTTCCGCTCCTTCCTGGCCAAGATGCACGAGGCGGGCGCGAGCCAAAGCGTGGTCGATACCGCCGTGGCCGAACTGCTGAGCCGTGGCACCGCCATGCGCGAGGCTGGCCCGGCCATCAAGCAGGCCGAGTGCGTGGCGACCCTGCGCGAGATCGACGGCTGGAAGACCGAAGGCGAGTTCCAACGCAACATGACGGCTGCCTACCGTGCGGCCGAGCGCGTGTTCGGCAACGAGCTGCAAGGCATGCTGGAGACCTACGGCAACGACCCGAAGTTCGTGCAGGCCATGGCCAAGCTCTGGCCCGAGATGGCCGAGGACAGCGGCGCCAGTGCCGAGGCCCAAGCGCAGATGGTGCAGACCGTCGAATCGCTGATGGCTGACCCGGCGTACCTGAACGACCGACACCCGCAGCACCGCTCCATCGTGGCCCGTGTGCAGGCCATGCAAGAGCAGATGACCCGGGGCCGCAGCATCGAGCGCGGCCTGTCGATCTCCATCAACCGCTGACGCTGGGAAGCATCGGCACGGGGTTGGCTGGATTGCGCCAACCCCCCTAACGAATCATTGCGTCACCGGCCTGTGGTGGCGCGCAGATAACCGGCAAAGCCCGTCAGAGACGCACGCAAGCCGGTGCGCGCTCCACGCAGACCAGGCCCCGACTGTTCGGGATAACCGCTTGAAGGCGACACCCCCGCAACTCTCAGGAGCAAGCAATGAGCTTCCAGATCACCGAAGCGATGGTGCAGCAGTACGGCGCGAACTTCCGCCTCCTGTACCAGCAGAAGACCAGCCGCCTGGCCCCGTGGTGCCAGATGGAAGACGGCATCGTCGGCCAGTCCAAGAGCGTCGAGCGCCTGGGCGCGACCTCGGCCTACGACATCACCAGCCGCCACGCCGACACCAAGTTCGTCGAGACCCCGCACAGCCGTCGCTGGATCGACCTGGCCGACAAGGGCTGGGCCGAACTGATCGACAAGCTGGACAAGGTGCGCCTTCTGGCCGACCCGACGCAGGGCTACGCCGCCATGGCCAACGCCGCGCTGAACCGCGCCAAGGACGACGTCATCATCGCCGCCGCCCGTGGCAACGCCCGCACGAACGCCGGTCTGTCTGCGCTGCCGTCCACCCAGAAGATCGTGCACGGCTCGGCCTCGCTGACCCTGGCGAAGCTGCTGACCACGAAGGAAATCCTCGACAGCAACGAGGTGGACGACGACGAGTCCATGCAGGCGGACGGCCAGTCCACCAGCGAGGCCGCCTACCGCGTCATCGTGGTCAACAGCAAGATGTTGACGAGCCTGTACGGCACGACCGAAATCAAGTCGGTGGACTACAACTCGATCAAGGCCCTGTCCGAGGGCAAGATCGACACGTTCCTCGGCTTCAAGTTCGTGCGCTCGGAGCGCATCCCCAAGGACGCCTCGGCCACCACCGGCTATGCGCTGGCCTGGTCGCGTCGCTGCATGGCCCTGGGCATCGGCCAGGACATCAACGTGTCGGTGGACAAGCGCCCCGACAAGAACAACGCCTGGCAGGTCTTCGCGGACATGAGCATCGGCGCGGCCCGTCTGGAAGACGAGGGCGTGGTCGAGATCGCCTGCGCCTGACGCGTCGTCAACCCACTGAACAGGAGAACCAGAAATGGCAACCTACTACTCGGCGGAACAGACCGTCGCCAACGGCCCGGCCTACGGCAACGCCCCGGCCACCCGCAACAAGGCCAACAAGCAGGGCGGCCGACTGCGCCTGATGGAAGCCACCTACACCGTGCCCGTCGGCGGCCTGGCCATCGGCGACAAGATCGTTTGGGGCAAGCTGCCCACCAAGGCCCGCCTGCTGGGCTACCTGTCGCGCCTGCGCTGGTCGGCCGGTGCCGCGTCGTCCACCCTGAACCTGGGTGACAACGTGAGCGCCGCCCGCCACCTGGCCGCGACCTCCGTGACCTCGGCAGGCTCGGCCACCCCGGACGCGGCCGAAGTCAACGGCGGCAGCTACGAGACCAGCGACGACAGCAACAGCGTTGCCAACTCGTTCGCCAGCACCGTGGACGACTCGACCCTGATCTCGACCGTCGCGGGCGCCGCCCTGCCGGCCGCTCAGGTCATCACCCTGCGCGCCGTCTACGTGCAGGACTGATGGCAGCGCCCACGCTGGGCGCGTCGTGAATGGGGGGCCGCTGTGCCCCCCTTTTTCCAAGGGCTGACCACATGGCCGCATCCGAAGTCTCGATCTGTTCCAACGCGCTGCTGATGCTGGGTGACAACCCGATCAACAGCTTCAACGAGGCGTCGCCACGGGCACGGCTGGCGGCCAACCTGTGGGACTCCGTGCGCGACGCCGTGTTGCGCGCCCACCCCTGGAACTGCGCCGTCAAGCGTGCAGTGCTGGCGCCGGATGCCGAGACCCCGGCGTTCGATTGGGACTTCCAGTTCGAGTTGCCGCACGACTGCCTGCGCATCCTGTCGGTCGGCCTGCGGGGGCAAGAGTCCTCGTGGCTGGTCGAGTCGGGCAAGCTGCTGTGCAACGACAACCCGGTCGTCCTGCGCTACATCTGGAAGAACAAGAACCCGGCGCGCTGGGATTCGCTGCTGGTGCAGGCCATGACCGTGGCCATGCGGGCGGTGTTCGCGCAGCCCACCACGGGATCCACAAGCCTGGAGCAGCTGGTGCAGGCCGAACTCAAAGACCTGATCCGCCAGGCGCGGGCGACCGATGGCCAGGAAGAGCCGCCGCAGATGATGGGTGACGAGCGCCTGATGAGCGCCCGCCTGGGCCTGCGTGGCTACTCGGGTGGCACCTCGTGGCCGGATGGCTTCACCGCACCGGACGGAACCCCGATCACGGCCTGACGCATGCAGCTGCTGACCTTCCTGCGCGAGTACGCCAAGCCCTGCCGCGATGCGCTGGGGCTGACGGCTCCGGCCATCTCGACGCTCGGGCGTGGGATGCGCTGGGGGCCGAACAACGCCATTGAGGCCGAGCCGGTCGGCGTGGTGGATGTGCTGCGCTGGCTCGATGAGTCGGGAAGCAATGCGGCCACGGCCATCGAGAGCGCGCTTCTTGAGGCGGCTGCGATGGTGGCCACTGGCGAGTGGTCGCGGGTCACGGTCGATGGGCATGGCCGCGTGTACGAGGTGGACCGTACCGTTGTGGTGCCCGCTGGCGCGGTGTCGGTCACGCTGGCTAACCTCCGCCTTGCGCCGTCCTTGGGATCCACCTGGGCGGAAGACGACCCGCTGATGGTCGATCTGTTCGACGCCTACCAGACGGTGACAGCAGAGGGCAAGGTGTGGAGCCTGAAGCGCCCGGTGCTGCTCGTGTCCGAGGGCTGCAAGGACTTTGAGGCCCACAACCTGCACATCAGCGGACAAGGTGCGAACCCGACCCGGGTGGCGGCAGGGATGCGGGTGTGCGGCGCCACGGGTGGTCGGTGGCTGCGTGGCCGCTGCGTGGTCGAGGAC